ACAATTTGCCTTGGGAACAGGTAGACTTAGACATTAAACTATGACAACTAAAAAAGAACCTGCTATCCCGCTAAAGGATATTATGGCAGCACTAGACAAAAAGGACAGAGGCTTTTACAGTCGCTTGACTGATGAACAGAAGAAAGCCTTTGTTCCCTGGATGATGATGCGTTATGCTAGTAGCGCACAAGGTCGAAATGCTGCTCATTATTTGTTTATGATTAATGAACTTGTTAACAAGAACTTTAGCGATGTAAGCAAACATCCAGAGCTACAATGGCTACTAATGACTGCGGCAGGGTCTGGTAAAGTTGAGTTCCATCCTTATATCAAGCCGCCTAATAGCAAAAAGAAGAAAGACAAAGTTCGTGAATTTGTCAGTGACATCTATCCTCATTTTAAAAGTAGTGAGATTGATATGTTGCTAACTATTAACACAAAGGAAGATTTGGCTAAACTAGCGGAAGCACACGGATACGATGACAAGTCAATTAAAGACATCTTTGGAAAGTGACACAACCTGCAAATGGTGTGAGAAGGAGTTTCGCAACGAGCGAACTCTAGCCGCGCATATGTGTCCAAAGAAGCGGCGTTGGGCTGATAGAGAAATGACACATGTTCGACTAGGCTATCGTGTGTTTCAAATGTTTTATGAGCTCAACACTGTGGCCAGTAAATCTAAAAGTATGGAAGATTTTATTCGTAGTCAATACTACGAAGGCTTTGTTAAGTTTGGACGCAGTTGTGTACGCAACGAATATCTTGAACCAGAAAAGTTTGCTGAGTGGCTAATCAAAAATGGCAAGAAGTTAGCAGACTGGAGCAAAGATAGTTTGTATAACGAGTTTTTGTTAGAGTATGTAAAGAAGGAAACTGGTCTTCGTGCGCTAGAGCGTAGCATACTTTATCTTGCTGAATGGGGCGAAGATAACAGCACAGACTGGCAAGAGTACTTTAAAATAGTTAGCACACCTAGAGCAGTGCATGATATTAGAAGTGCAAAGATTAGTCCGTGGCTACTATACTTGAGCGACACTGGCGATCAACTGCTTACTCGCTTCAGCAGTGAGCAGGTTAAGATGATTGATGATATCATTAACGCTAAGTTCTGGATGAAGGTGTTTGCTAATAACTCAGAAGAAGTTGATGCAGTTAGAACAGCATGTGAGGCAGCAGGGATATGAACTTAGAATTAGAAGCATACGAAGGCGAACTTGCACAGCTACGCCGAGTACATAAAATGTTGCGACACTTGTCAGCTGAAAAGCTAGAAGGTGTATACTTTATCTGCGGTGAAGCAGGTGCAAAAGATGATATGGGACTACCAGAAAAAATTATGGTATGCCCTGCATACGGTTTAGATGGATTCGCTATCTATTCTAAGACATCGGGCTACTCAGCCCCAGAATACTAAGAGGTAGTAATGATTAGAGTATTATTTTTATTCCTTGCATTGTTTGCAATTTTCTTTTTTGGTATTAAAGGTTTCATTGCAATGACAGGACAGGAAAAATTAGACTTGACAAAGACTGTTCTTTACAGTATACTATGTAGTATTGTAGCAATGTTGATAATTGTTGCAATGGTCGTATTGTTTTAACTAAGAGGATATTAATTTATGAAGCGTTTTCTAATTGCCCCGCTGGTCATTGCTATTGGTCTTGCCGCAACGGGCTGTACACGTATTGAAACTGGTGAAGTAGGTGTTCGCGTTGGCTTTGACAAGCAGGTAAAGCAGGGTGAGCTCTTGCCAGGCAGTTTTAACCAGACCATTGTTGGCGATGTGCTAACTTTCCCAGTTAAGGATGTGCAGGTTGATGTTAAGGATATGACACCACTTGCATCCGACAACTCAACTGTAGCAGATTTTGATATGAGTGTTGTCTACAGTGTGAATCCAACTAGTGTTGCAGAAATCTATACCACTAAGAACCGTGGCTTTCATGCTGTAACCGAAGACGGTGATACATTGCTAATGTATAACTACATCTTCCAGCTTACTCGTAATGCTGCCTACAAGGTTTCACGTAAGTACGAATCACTGAAGATGGCAGATAACCGTGCAGAGATTGAGAATCTTATCCGTGCAGAAGTTGTCGAAAGCCTCAACGAAGAAAAGCTAGGTAACTCGATTACTATTTCGCAGGTGTTGGTACGTCAGATCACTCCAGCTGAAAGCATTGTAGCAAGTGCTAATGCATTGGTTCGTGCCCAGAACGAAATGAAGCAGAAGGAAGTCGAAGTTAAGACTGCAAAGCTAGAAGCTGAACGTATTGCGGCACTTAATGCTAACGCCGGTGCTACCAAGTACATGGAAGCAACTGCATTGGTTACTCTTGCAGAAGCTGTTAAGGCTGGTAGGGTACAGACCATTGTTGTCCCTTACGACTTCAAGGGTATTGTAAACGTAGGCAAGTAATCTAAAATGATACAGCGAGCAGTAGGCTTTGTTCTCACACTATTAGTAGTGTTTGGTCTTAGCTTGCTGCTCGTTCCTGTATTTGCAATGTTAATTGGTGTACTTAATAAGGTTATATTAAATGCTGTTTGAAACTGACACAACAAGAGCGCAAGATATTAAGAATATTGATGCGCTTGACAATCCACAGCCCGGCGACTACTGGCAGGAAATGTTCTGCCCTTATTTTATTGTAGTAGATGCTGATAAGGAAGAGGACAGTTATACTGTTTTAAGTTGCATGGGTGGCCCAGACAGTTATAATCGCAAAGACGAACCTTGTGCTAAGATTGAACACAAAGACGGGTGGAGTTTTGATTACTCCAAAAGCATGAAAGTAAATCATGCATGGATTGAAAAGGCTGTGAAGTACGGCAGTATAAATGGCTTTGTTGCCGATGTTATCCGCAGTGAAAAAACAAAGACTATTGCAGAAGGATGGCAAAATCATCGCGTTAGTGAACTAGTTAAAGAGTTGCGTTCATTGGGTCCCGCTACAATGGAATACTTCCTAAACGAGATCAAAGGATAGATATGGCAAAAGAAGCACCTGTACACTACGACAGGATAGGCAAGCGCATTGATCTAGGGGACATGGTCGCTGTAGCAGACTATAACGGCCTTATGTTAGGACGAGTAACCAAACTCAATCAAAAGATGATTAAGGTTAAGCGTTTTCCTACTGGTAGTCGTAATTATGAAAAGAACAAATATCCACGGGAGTCTATTAAACTAGATCCTGATGATGTTGCTATTCATATCTTGCAAGGCGGTGACTAATGGTTACTAGAGAACAAATTATTAACAGCATGTGCTTCACTTATAGGCATGACTACGGACTCACGATTAGTGAGGACGATAAGATGTACACTTTAAATAGTGGTGTCACAGAAACAGAGCGCAAGGCTATTTGGATTACAATGGCACAGATATTCGATAATGACATTGCGCCATATATGGAATTTAAAAATGAAATACAGAAAGAAACCAGTAGTAATTGAAGCCAGACAGTTAACTAAAGAATCGTTTTTTGATATTTTAGAATGGCTTGGTAAAGACCAGTATTCTTTTTGGACTACTGATACACCATCATATATCTCAATTAACACACTTGAAGGTGTAATGAGAGCCAGCTTAAACGATTTTATTATTAAGGGTGTACAAGGAGAGTTCTATCCTTGCAAGCCAGATATTTTTGAACAAACCTACGAGGCCCTAACAGATGAAGAGTGAAGTAAACTTAATTGGCGTAACCAAACCTAGTGCTATTACAGATTGCCATACACCTGGTGACCTAGTTGCATACACGGCACGAGTTAGCAATCCGGCTAACCAAAACAACACACAAACAGCACCTAAACTGCTAAAGTATCTAATTAGAGAAAAGCACTGGAGCCCGTTTGAGATGGTGCATATGACGTTGGAAATTAAAACCACACGTGATATTGCAAGACAGATTCTACGCCACCGTAGCTTCAGCTTCCAAGAGTTCAGTCAGCGTTATGCTGTAGCAGAAAATATTGGATGTGATAGAGAAGCACGTCTACAGGATACTAAGAATCGTCAGAACTCAGTTGAGGTCAATGATCCTGAAATGCAGGAAAGTTGGAACATGCAACAGGCAAAGGTTCGTAATGCCGCACAGGCCGCTTATAAGTGGGCGTTGGATAATGGCATTGCCAAGGAACAGGCTCGTGCTGTACTGCCAGAAGGTCTCACACAAAGCACCTTGTACATGGCAGGCAATTTGCGTTCTTGGATTCACTACATTGACCTACGTGCATCAAATGGTACACAAAAGGAACATATGATTATTGCAGAGCAGTGCAAGAAGATTGTGCTAGAGCATTTCCCTATGCTTGAGGAATACTGGGCTACTAATGAAGATTGATTTTGACGTAGATATTGATATGGCTAACCGTGAGGACTTCTTGCGGTTAGTTAATCATACGCCTGCTAGTATTAGAAACACTGACGGCACCTACTCAAAGCACAATACAGGTGTGTACTTCCAAACTATACCAACCTTTCCATTAGAAGGTTACAGTAGTATTGACTATGAAACCGCAGAAGAAGACGGTTGGTTTAAAGTAGATGTACTTAATAACGGTATCTACAAGGACGTTAAAGATGAAGCACATCTTACAAAACTAATAGATACTGAGCCGCTTTGGGATTTGTTGCAACATGAAGAGTTTGTAAGTCAATTGTTTCATGTTAGTAATTATGCTAAGATCTTAGCACAATATAAACCTACTAGCGTAGAACAACTTGCTATGATACTAGCAATCATTCGTCCTGGCAAAAAACATCTTATTGGTAAAAGTTGGGACGAGATTGCACTTACTGTATGGGATAAACCTGTTGAGGGCTATTACTTTAAGCATAGCCATGCTGTAGCTTATGCTGTTGCTATCGTTGTGCAAATAAATTTAATTTGCGAGCTTGCTTAATCTGTTTTTCTGATTAGCTGTATACTGCGGCGCTTAATACGCTTTTTAAGTAAGTTTTGTAGACTTGTAAGAGGCCCAAACAGCACATCTACGTCCTTCATTACAAACGTTCTTAGGCAGGGCTTAAACGGCTTCATTTCATGGTGTAAAAATACATCTATGGGCAGCATACGGTTGCTCTCCCACCACCACATATCACCTAGCTCTAAAAATTCTCGCTTTAGTTCTGTGGTTGGTATAAGTTCAACATCATAAAAAGTTATTATGGCATTGTCGTGATTTACAACAATTCCAACATAGTCTTTTTCTATATAATGAAGCCCGGTGAGAAATTCTAATTGTGAGTAGTCATGTTCTTGCATGTTGCTGATATTTATTAAACACCTCTATAAAACTCATTGTTATTGGAACGCTACTCTGATAAATAGTAGTATGAACAGCGATTTTAAACTTTATCTTTATGACACTACTATTGAATTAGTAGTAACATCTAGTAGTATTTATGTGGATAACAAGCCTATGAACAACAGAAATCTGAGCGCACACAAGGGTGTGACTAATGAAATTTATTTTAACATTAGAAATAGGGACCGAAAATTACAAAATGTGTTTTCGGATACACTAAGGGCGTACCTAATTGATCCTAATAGTAAAAAACGACTGTTTACAAAAGTGTTAGAAAACACTTCTGATGTAGGCATTGTTAAATTAGTGCTGTTAGAAGGCGATCTTGTTAATGTTGAGCCAGGGCTTTATCAAATACATATAACACGTTCTACACAAGAAGATGTAGATTTACCTGTGTTTGTAGATCAAAACAACAATGTACGTTTAGACATTAAGATCACAGATCAAACTAGTGTTGAACCCATCCCAACTCAAGTGGAAACAGTGTTTAGCCAATTAGCAAATACTGCACTAGGCGACAGTTCAAATGTATTTGTAAGCAGTGCATTATATGGTAACTTAGATAATAACTTTGTAAACGCACAGCACACTATTGCACTTTATACTACAACTTATACTGGCAACATTACTATTCAAGGTAGTTGCTTAACAGGTGTACCTGACACAGATGATTTAAGTAAAGATTGGTTTCATGTTGAAACTATTGCGCTGAGTAATGCTAGCACCATCACTCACAGCACTTTTAGTGTAAACGCAAACTGGATACGAGTTATCCATACACCGGATAATTCATCAGGTACATTAGATAAAGTAATGCTCCGAAATTAACACTTGACTTTTTTGTATAAAGTTGTATAATACTACTATGGATCTTGACTCTATAGTAGAAAGCGTACATCGTTTACTGCTCAATAATTTACCTATTCGTACAACTAGGACGCCTAGCGGCTGGAACACATTCAATTGTCCAATGTGTTCAGACAAGCGTAAGCGAGCAGGTATCATAACCAGCGGCGCAAAAATTTCCTATAATTGTTTTAACTGCAAATATACAACTGGTTGGAGCCCTAGCCCGCATATTGGACAAAAGTTTAAAGACTTGGCAACTAGATTAGGTGCATCTGATTCAGATATACACAGCGTACAAGTTGATCTGATGCGCTGTCAAGAAGAGCTAGAAGGGTTAGAAACAGAAGGATATGTTTATAATCTTTCAAAGTTTGAAACTGTAGAGCTTCCTGACAATGTGCAAATGATTGAAGACCTGCCCTTAGATCATGATGTAAGACAATATGCTAGACAGCGAGGCTTAGAAGGGTTATATCCGCTACTATACTTTCCAAACGACCCTTTGTATGCAAAGCGGTTAGTAGTACCATTTACTTTTAACGGTGAAGTAATAGGTTGGACAGGCAGGCACATTGCCCCACCGGATAAAGCTACTCCTAAATATCTACACAAGCTGCCTCCGGGTTATGTGTTTAACATTGACCGTTTTGCGGACAGCGACAGAGAAATTGTTATTGTGGTAGAGGGTGTGTTTGATGCAATCGGCATTGATGGCATTGCTGTAATGGGAAATCATGTTACGCCTGAACAGGCACACTTAATTGAACGATTAGGTAAGCGAGTAATACTATGCCCTGATAGGGACGAACCTGGTAAAGAACTAATCGATGAAGCTCTTGCGCTAGGTTGGGAAGTGAGCTTTCCACCATGGGACAAAAATGTCAAAGATGCAGCCGATGCAGTAGCTAAATATGGTAGGCTTCTTACAGTTGCTAGTATCATTAAACACTCTACTGACAACAAAATTAAAGCGCAAGTAAAGGCAAAGATGCTATGAAGTTATTTGTTAATGGTTGCAGTTTTACCCATGGGCATAAAGATTGGGACAAGAGTATGTTAGCAACAGACTGGGTCTGGCCTAGTTTGATATCTGATAGATTTGATGAAACTGTTAACCTTGCTTGGCAAGGCGGAAGTAACCATAGAATAGTTCGTACTACATTAGAGTTCTTTGATAAAATTAAAGACACTAGTAACTGGCTCGCAATTATTCAATGGACACAGCCATATAGCAGAACCGAGATGTATGATGCAAAAACAAAAACATACTTTGGATATTGCGACGGCTCCGATGAACCGGTTTTCGACTTAACTGCAAATACAAAATTTGTAACCATCCCGAAAGATTTTTATCGGACTATTCAACTATACAAGCAGACTACTATTATTAGATCTCACGTAGAATTGCAATCTAACTTTATACATCAAAATTTTTTGCTTTCAGAATATTTTAAAAAACGAGGTATTAAATTTGTTTTTGTGTCCTTATCTTCGTATTCGTTTATTCATCCGGAATTTGATAATCCGTTAGTTAAACATTTACCTAGAGAACACTATTTAGATACAACATTAACATCATTTATTAATCCAAATGCTAAACATCTTATTGAAAGCGACACCGATTATCATCCTAATAAAGCAGGACATAAAGTGATTGCAAACTATATAACTAAAGAACTTGAGGCGAGAAACTATCTA